GCCGGAGCCGCCGACCTGACGCGGCGCGCCGGTCTGCCCCTGCATCCCGATTGCGGCGAACAGGCCGGAAGGATCCTCTCCGGTCGTCGCGGCGACCCGCTGTGCGAGCTGAGCGCAGGCCTGCTGAAGCGCCTGCACCTGCTGGAAAAGGGTCTGTCCCTGCTGTACCTTTTCCACGACTTTTTGTTTGCCCTCGAACTCCATCATATCGAGCATGGCAAGCGCCTGATCGGCCATGTCAGGACGGAAAATACCGGCCTGATAAAGCTCTTTCGCAAACTCATTCTGACTGAGCCGGTTAAACGGGTTAGACTTCTGCGGGCTGACCTCGATATCAAAGACCGGCCTGCGTCCCTCCAGCGCCATCTGCTGCCCATCGAAGCTGACATACTCCGCCGCGCCGTTCTCGGCGACCACGCGGAACACACGGCCAACATCGTAGAACTGCCGGATTAACTCAATCACCAATTCCACAACCTTCCGATAGGCGCGGTAGCTTGACTTGAGCATATCACGACTGACCTTGTTCCCGGCCTCCTGCATGGCGGCAATAGCGGAAGCCGCCGTCACGCCGCTTTGCGTGCCGCCGCTGGAAACATCCCGGTTTGCGGAGGTTTCCTTCATTTCGGCAATCTTGGCTTCCCGATGGTTGATAATATACGCATTCAAGGGATTCACCGTAATCTGCCGCAAATGCTCCTCATCGACCTTGCCCGCAACGTGCACGAAATCCCTTGACCAGTCGGCGAACTCCTCCTCGTTAATGCCCGTACTGTCCGAAATATACCACCTCGGACGGCCAGCCAGCCGCGCGTTGTACAGGATACACTGGTCGAGCTGGTCAATGTAGGTCTGCGGGTCGCGCATCACGTCAATGAACCCGAATCCATACGGCAAACCTTCCAGCGGGAACAGCGTATCGAACACAAACGGGTATTTCCCGTGGTCATAAAGCCCTCGTTCCGCAAGCGCCGGGTCGTTTTCGGTGGCGTACAGCAGCTTGCCGGACGCAAATTTAATCAGGTGCAGTTTGCCTGCCTTTTTGTAGTACCAGTCCACGAGCAGCGCGCTCTTACTGTCGTCCCGCGCGTCGTCGCGGATGTACTGCTCGATGGTCAGCCCTCTGTCGCCTGTGAACTCCATCCCAGGGTACTGCTCCCGCAGAATTTCAACCGGCACTTGCCGCACACAGAACAGGTTCGGGCTGTCCTGGATATCCTGCACCGTCGGCTCCCAGAACAGATTCAGCAAGTCCACCCGTCCGAGCGTGATTTCGCCCATCCCGCCGTCCGCGCTGCCGTCCCAGAAGACGCCGTAGCACGCTGTACCATTCTTGAGTTTATACCAGCTGCACCGGTCGTAAATTTTATCGAACCCGGCGCGCTCCAGAATCACGGGAATGATTTCGCCCAGCACCTGGGCTGTCTGCTCGTCGCTGCGCTCACGCGGCAGAATTGCCGGAACCGGCATATTGTCCATGAGGTCGGCGTGCTTGTTCATCAGGCTGTTGAGCAGCCATGCGGAATGCGGGTCAATCGGCGATTTCGACGCGCCGCCCTGCACCCGGTTATGCCGCAGTCGGTACCATTCCTCGTTGCTGATGATCCGCTGCTCCAGCACGCTCTTGCCGCGCTTGTATTCGAGCAGCAGCCGGAACCCTTCCGCAACGGCGGAATCGTCAACACGTTTCACGGGTTCTGCGGCCTCCCGCGGTTCATCGGAAAACGGTAAATTCTTCATAACGGTTGTCCTCCAAAGGGTCAAACTGTTTTTCTTTCGGCTTTGCCGCAGCGCGCGGCTTCATCTTGCGTTCCATCGCAATATATCTCATTTCGTCGTAAATATGATCCTCACAGTCGGTGTCCACGTCCTCCACATCGGTCTGGCTGTACACCAGCGCCGGAATGGTTCGGATAAACTGCCGACACCCGGAAAATACGTACAGCATCGCTTTGCCGTTCTCGTCAAACGCGAGCCGGTTATGCACCTGCATCTTCCCGGAAATCCGCGCATGGTCGGCCTTGTCGAAGTACACCCCGGCGCGCTCCATCACATCGGCGATGCTCTCCCCGCCGGAGCCGTCCCAGATCGCCGGGTCGGCAATCCCATGAATCCGCCTGCCTTTCAGGTTCGGGTCGTCGCTCTCGGTTTCCCGAATCTTCCGCGCGAGCTGTTCCGGCGTCCATTTCACGCCGGTGTTCGGCTCGGCGGTGCAGCCGTACAACTCCCGAATCCGGTACATACATCCGTCATGGTCAACGGCCCACCATCCGACCGAGAACGGCCTGGAATATCCCCAGTCAAAGCCACGGTACACCGGCCACTCCGGCGGGATGGCAAACGGCGCAATCACATGCGTGAAGCGGCGGTCGTGATAGTGCGCAGGGTCGTCCTTCCACTCGGTGAACACCTGCCCGCTGAAGCTGTCCCAGTCGCCTTCGAGCAGGGCCCGCCGCTCGGCCTCCGGCAGCAGGGAAAGGTTCGCAACGTAGTTCGGATCATTGTTCAAAAGGATCTGGTTATCGTACACTTTCGCCGGGATGAAAACCCGGTCGCGCGTCATTTTCAGGAGCGTACCGTCTGGCTGTTCGACCTTCATTTCCGCGACAATCCGCGTCCCCGACGGGGCCGCTGCGATGAAGCGTTCCTTCACCCAGCCGTGCCCGATGCCGCCGGGGTTGGCGGTCGCCCGCATGTAAACCCGCGTGCCCGGCCCGTTTGGTCGGTTGCGGGAGAATAAATAGCTGTACTCCTCCCACGTGAAGTGCGTCAGCTCATCGAATGCGATAAAATCCCACGTCCGACCCTGATATTTGAGCTTGTCGGCGGTGCGGTGCATCGCCCCAAACTCGACCGTTGCGCCGCTCGGAAAGGTCCAGCGGTGCTTCGTCTCGTTAAACTTCGCCCGCGGGAACACACGCGGATAATAGTTCAGGCTTTTGCCAATCAGCTCGGACAGCTCCGGATAGGTCTTGCGCAGGAGCAGCGCCCGGTAATGCGGAATGTGTACCTGCCGCACCGCCTCCATGACCAGCGCCTCGGACTTCCCGCCGCCCGCCGCGCCGCCGTAAAGCGCCTCATACTCCGGTCTTTTCAGAAACCGCACCTGAGCGGGCTGCGGCTTCCAAATCACGTTAGCCGCCATCCGAGTCCACCTCCGGCAGCAGCATGCAGCCGGTCTGCGCTTCGTCCGCCGCCATCATGCCCAATCCGCCGTAGCGCTCCCGCATATGGGTTTGCAGCCAGAACTGCGCCGCGCCGACATCCGGCGGGATATGCCGCACCTGCTGCACCTCGCGCACCAGATTACCGTCCGCGTCGTACTCCTTCCGGGTTTCCAGGGTGTCGTACCCGGTCACCCGCTGGATCAGGCAGTCCTCCGCGCGATAATTTACCACGTCGCGCCCGCAGCGCATAGCGTCCGCAATGTCCGGATAGCGGCTCATCCACTCGTAAACCGTCTGCCGCCGCACGCCGATCCGCCGGGCGATTTCGGCGTCGGTCAGCCCGTCGCGCGTCCAGCCGCGCAGCAGGGTCAGCCCTTCGGGCGTGCGCCACCGCTCATATCTTCCTTTTGCCATCGGGCACACCTCCCCTTGAAAAACAAAACGAGCCGGATTAACCGCGACTTCTCGCGAATGATCCGGCTCGTGGCTCAATGGCTCCTGGCTCTGCTTGTCTGGTTCCATTTTACCACGCCGGGGAGGGTGCCGCAAGGCAGCGCGGGCATTTCTACATCCGTGTCCAAAAGTTATACACGGTTCCAAGCCCGAAAAATATAAGCGGGGGCTATTCCGTTATAAAGGTACAAAAGAAAAAGAGCCGACAGAACCGGCATACATACCGTTCCGTTGGCTCATGGCTCACAGGCTCGTGGCTCTAAATTGATCTCAAATTGTTCGTGGCATTGGCGGCACACCCACAGCAGGCAGCGGATTTTCGTATCCGGACGAACCGGGAACAGCTTCCTCTTGCATACAGGGCAACGGAGCCAGCCATCTTTCACATAAGGTTTTCCCTTTATCATGATTGTACCACATCCTTCTTTTTCCTGCAACACCGTTTTTGCGTCCTGGGCCTGCCCGATGCTTTCACATTGAACGTCCGCCCAGGCC